GTCGTCCAAGGCCCTTCACGAAGAGGAGATCGGGTCTATCGTAGGGATGGTCCTTGAACTAGGGCCAGACTGCTATAAAGACCCTAGCAGATTCCCCTCTGGTCCCCTGTGCAAGCAGGGTGACTGGATTCTCATGCGGAGCTACTCAGGCACCCGATTTAAGGTGCATGGCAAGGAGTTCCGCTTAATCAACGACGACAGCGTTGAGGCTGTGGTCGAAGATCCACGGGGGATTGTTAAGGCATGAGTGAAGCACAAGAGCAGTACCCAGAAGACGGCGCCTCGGCAGAGGACAAGTTCTTCGGCGTTAAGGCCACCTTTGAAAAGAAGAAGCCCAAGGTCGAAGACGAGGACTCTGATGTCGAGATCATTGACGACCGCCCCCCGGAGGACCAGCGTTCTCCCAAGGCCAAGTCTAATGACGACGACCTCGATGACGATGAGCTAGGCCAGTATTCTGAGAAGGTTCAGAAGCGGCTGAACAAGCTCAAGTACGAGTTCCATGAGGAGCGCCGTCAGCGTGAAGCTGCGGAGCGGATGCGAGAAGAAGCAGTGCGCGCCGCCCAGCAGCTCGCCAATAAAAACAAGGAGTACGAATCTCTCGTATCCCGGGGCGAGCAAGCCCTGATCGAGCAGGTTCGGGAGCGAGCGCAGCTCTCCCTGAATCAAGCCAAGGAAGCCTACCGCAAAGCCTATGAAGAGGGCGACACGGACAGCATCCTTGAGTCCCAGGATAAGCTGTATCGCGCTCAGGCAGAGCTTGCCGAGGCCGAAAAGTATCGGTCTTCCTACTCCCAAAACGCCCAGCAGTACAAGGCGCAACAGGAGGAACTACGTCGCCAAGAGATCGCCCGTCAGGCGGCTCTCAGTGTGGCACAGCAGCAGCAAGTTCAACCCCAGGTCAGCCCCGAGGCACAGGCCTGGGCAGAGAAGAACCAGTGGTTCATGCGGCAAGGTTATGAAGAGATGACCGCCCTGGCCTACGGTTCGCATGAGGCTGCGATCCGCAAAGGGATTCAGCCCAACTCGCCTGATTACTTTGACTACATCGATAACCGCATGCGTGCGGCTTTCCCGGAACACGACTGGTCGGATGAGCGGAATGATGGACGTACCGCGACTGCGACGACTGGATCGAGACCCTCGTCGGTGGTGGCACCCTCCGGTAGGAGCAACGGTGCCAAACCGCGCAAAGTGCAGCTAACGTCCACTCAAGTCGCTCTCGCCAAGCGTCTTGGGTTAACTAACAAGCAATATGCCGATCAGCTCTTGAAGGAGAAAGGATGATGGCAGTCGAGCGCACCCCCCGAGAAAGTGAAACGCGAGAGGATGAAGCGCGGCCATCCGATAGCTGGGTACCGGCATCTATTTTGCCCAACCCGACTCCCAGGGATGGCTGGGTTCACCGTTGGATTCGGACCTCCATTGTAGGTCAGTCGGACAACACCAACGTATCCCGCATGTTCCGAGAGGGATGGGAACCCTGTAAAGCAGAGGACTATCCTGAGCTTAAGCTTCGCTCCGACATTGGGTCGAAGTTTGATGGGAACATCGAGGTTGGCGGGTTGCTGCTGTGCAAGGCTCCCAAAGAAAAAATGGAAGCCCGGGATCGGCACTACCTCCAAGTTGCGGCTAACCAAATGCAGTCCGTTGACAATGGCTTCTTGCGGGAGAATGATCCGCGCATGCCTTTGCTCAAGCCCGAGCGAAGCACGCGGACAACTTTTGGGAAAAAGTGATTTCCCAAATCCCATAAATAAGGAGCATATCAATGGCTACTTCAGCAACCCCTAGCGGGGCGGAACCCACTGATACCCTAAGCGCCAGCGGCTCGTTCACGGGCAAGGTGCGCCATATCAAGATCGCCAATGCTTATGGCACGGCTATCTTCTACGGCGACTTCGTTAAGCTGGTTGACACGGGTACGATTGAGAAGGCTGCAGTCACCACCGCCGTTGTGGCAGGTACTGTCGGCATCTTCGTTGGCTGTGCGTTCACCGACCCGACCACCAACCAGAAGACGTTCTCCCAGTACTTCCCGGCGTCCACCGCTGCGGATGATATTGTGGCTTACGTCGTTGACGATCCTCGTCTGCTGTTCCGCATGCAGGGTGATGGTTCCATTGCGCAGACCGCGCTTGGCAACAACATCTCTGCTATCAACACGGCAGGATCTACGAGCATTGGTCGTAGCCGTAATGCGCTTGACGCAGACTCTGCGGCAACTACCAATACCCTTCCGCTTCGTGTCGTTGACTTCGTGGATGGCCCTGACAGTGCTGTTGGTGATACCTACACTGACTGCATTGTGACTTGGCTGCCCGGAAGTCATGCTTACGACACGGCCCTTGGCGTTTAATTAGGAGGCCTAAGCAATGGCTATTTCACGCGCACAAATGCTGAAGGAACTCCTGCCGGGGCTTAACGCGCTTTTCGGTTTGGAGTACGACAAGTACGAAGATGAGCATGAGCTTATCTACGAAACTGAGTCGTCCGAGCGGTCCTTTGAGGAAGAAGTGAAGCTGTCTGGCTTTGGTGCCGCCCCCGTGAAAGCGGAAGGCGCTGCCATCAGCTACGACGCGGCACAGGAATCCTTCACGGCTCGCTACAACCATGAAACGATTGCAATGGGCTTCTCTATAACCGAGGAGGCGATGGAAGATAATCTTTATGACTCTCTTTCCGCTCGCTACACCAAGGCCCTTGCTCGCGCCATGGCGTACACCAAGCAGGTCAAGGCTGCTTTCCCGCTCAACAACGGCTTCTCCAACTCTTTCCAGTCTGGGGATGGCGTTAACCTCTTCACCGCTTCTGGTGATGGGGTTACGGGCGGTGACGGTCACCCGCTGGTGAACGGTGGCAAGAACAACAACCGCCCGGTTGTTGGTGCAGATCTCAACGAAACGTCCCTGGAGAACGCGATCATCGACATCGCTGCCTTCACCGACGAGCGTGGTCTGCTGATTGCCGCCCGGCCCCGTCGCCTCATCGTGCCCCCGGCTCTGATGTTTACGGCAGATCGCCTGCTGGAAACCACTCAGCGCGTCGGCACGGCGGATAACGATATCAACGCGATCCGCAACATGGGTGCGATCCCTGAGGGTTACGCAGTCAACCACTATCTCACGGACAACAATGCCTTCTTCCTCATCACTGATGTTCCGAACGGCATGAAGCACTTCCAGCGTACCCCGCTGGAAACGTCCATGGATGGTGACTTCGACACCGGCAACGTCCGGTACAAGAGCCGCGAGCGCTATTCTTTCGGCGTTTCCGATCCTCTTGGGATTTACGGCTCGCCTGGATCGAGCTGATAGTGCAGTATAGAGGGGGGCTTCGGCCCCCCTTTTTCTTCTGACAGCATTTTGCTGACACTAGCCAAGACAGGAGAAACTCATGGCTAACACGACTTTTAATGGGCCGGTTCGGTCTGAAAACGGCTTTGAGGTCATCACCAAGGATGCCACCAGTGGCGCCGTGACGACCTCTCTTGATGTCGCTTCTGATGGCGCTATCGACCTGACCTATTCCAGTGCTTCCACCGGCGGGTCTAACGTCGAACCCATCGTGATGGAAAACACCATGACGGGTGCTGGCGGTCTGGCTGGCCGTGCGCGCTTCCAGCTCAACGCTGACGCCGCTCTCGGCAGTTATTCCAACGCCCTCAAGGCGATTACCGTCTACGGCGCTTCTGGTAAAACCACCGGCCTTGGTTCTGCTTTCGTGGCAGAAATGACCCTGTCCGCGGGCACCGACGGCGGCACCTACGCGCCGCTTGAGATTGAGCTGAACGCTCCGACCGGCGCCGACACGGGCACCCTGACCTCGTTCATCCATATCTCCACCCAGGGCGACGACGTTGCCACGATTGACGACAACGTCCGCTTGTTCAACCTTGCTGGCGTGACTGCCGGGACGGGTCATGTGTTCCAAACCGGAAGCACGGCACCTGCGACGGTGGGCGGCTCCCTTAAAGTTCGGGTAGCGGGAACTGATTACTACCTGATCCTTTATACGGGCGAAGTCACTGCCTAATGTTGGACAAAGAAGGACTGGAGCGCCTGAAGTCTCAGGCGGTGGAGCAGCGGGACAAATACGTTCAGATGCTCCATGAGGCCAACGGGGCCATTGGGATGTTGGATTTCCTTTTGGCCCAGTTGGATCAAGCCCCATCAGAAGAGGAACAGGTTGATGGATAGTTTGTCTCAAATCAGGCAGGTCAGCCGCCGAGAGTCGGGCTTTGTACTGCTTGGTCCCAATAGACTAAAGCTGGTGTCTGTAGTTGGCACGGCCAGCGAAGGCAAGCTGACGATTTACGACACCGACACGGCCCCCGTGGCCGGGACGTATGCGCAGTCTGGAACGACGGTGACCGTTACCAAAACGGACCACGGGCTGTCCACCGGGGATGTGGTTGGGATCTGCTTTGCAACGGGGACCGGAGGTACCGCAACGTCCGGCAACTACCCCATTACCGTGACTGCGACCAACACGTTCACGATCACCATGTTGAACGAAGATACGATCACAAACACTCCTGCGTGCAACTACGTCGCAAACAGCGGGGCCACGCAGCCAAAGCCAAAGCGCTGGCTGATGTGTAAAACCATTTCGGCAAACGATGTTTTTGCCAACATCTATGAGCTGCCCAACAGCGGCTTTCAGACAAAGCTCGGGACGTACTTCCTTATGAGCAACTTGTCTGAAGCTGATGTGTTTTACGAGTAAGTGGTTGTGACCGCAAAGAAAAAAGCCCCCGCCAAGAAGACCAAGTCTCGTGTCAACGAGGCGGGGAACTATACGAAACCCGCGCTTCGCAAACGGATCTTTGAGAAGATCAAAGCCGGGGGCAAGGGCGGTAAGCCAGGGCAGTGGAGCGCGAGGAAAAGTCAGATGCTCGCCAAGGAATACAAGGCTCAGGGCGGTGGATACCGCGACTAAAGTCTGCACTATGTGCGGAGAAGAAAAGCCTGTCTCCTCGTTTAGGTCAAGAGGCGGCAATATGGCGCATCTTTTAAAGAGCAGATGCAACACTTGTTTGTACGCGGAGCATCGTAGGTGGACAGAAGAAAACCCTGATAGGGTTCGCGAATATCGGGAAAAAGATAGCTGGACCCTTGCCAAGCGGTGCGCTAGGAGAGGGATAACGCCAGAAGAGCTTGTTGATAGGTTTGAGCGTCAAGAGTGCTGTTGTGCAATATGCAAGCAAAGCATCAAGCTGATGGATAGCGCTATAGATCACAACCATGACACCGGAGAGTTCCGTGGTGTTTTGTGCAAAAAGTGCAACAGGGCGCTTGGCATGTTTGGAGATAGCATTTCAATCTTAAAGTCTGCGACACATTACCTGTTGGATTTTGGTAGTTACGGTGAGGAATTGGACTGATGGCACTCAGGAAGCCGCAGAAGAGCCTCAAGAAATGGACCAAGGAGGAGTGGGGCACCAAGTCTGGCAAGCCCTCCACCCAGGGCAAGAAGGCCACCGGAGAGCGCTACCTGCCCAAGAAGGCCCGGGAAGCCCTTTCCGATAAGGAGTATGCGGCCACCTCCGCCAAGAAGCGCGAAGACACGAAGAAGGGCAAGCAGCACAGCAAGCAGCCCAAGAAGATTGCCAAGAAGACGGCGAGGCATAGACGATGAGCCTGACCGACGCAGAGAAGAATCGATTAAAGAAGGCTGGCCTGACCGGCCTAAATAAGCCCAAGCGGACCCCGAACCACCCAAGCAAGAAAGGCGTGGTTGCGGTGCGGGACGATGGCAGGGTGAAGATCATCCGCTTCGGCGACCAGAGCATGGGTCACAATTACTCTGAAGAGGCTCGGAAGAACTTCAAGGCGCGCCATGCAAAGAACATCAAGAAGGGCAAGACCTCTGCTGCCTATTGGGCTGACAAGGTTTTCTGGGCAGGCAAGGGAGGCTCTAAGAAGTCTCCTCCGAAATCTCAAAAGCAGAAGTTTGGGAAGAGCTGATGGCTATCTCGCGAGCGCAAGCAGGCAAGCAGACCAAGAACGCCCCGGCCTCCAAAAGCAAGAAGCAGGCCAAGGTGAAGAAGGTCATGAAAGAGTTCAAAGAAGGCACCCTCAAATCTGGTGGCTCAGGCCGAAAGGTTAAGAGCCGGGATCAAGCGATTGCCATTGCCATGTCCGAGGCAGGCATGAAAAAGAAGAGGAAATCCAAATGAGTAAAGGCATGGAAAAGATTCTCAAGGCCGTAAGCCCGGCCTATGCCATGTACAAGGACGGCGCTGCTGGCCTGAGCGATACCCTTCTTGGAAAGATCAACCCCCTGGTCAGGAACATTGGCCGGGATGCTGAGCGAGACAAGGAGCGCAAGGCTGCAGAAGAGGCTCTGCTTGCTGAGAAAAGCGCAAAGTCTCCAATGGCTGGCGATGCCAAAAAGCCCATGATGATGGCTGGCGGCGGTATGACCCCCCGCAAGCGCCCCATTGATGGCAAGGCAACCCGTGGCAAGACCAAAGGACGGGTTTGCTAATGACCACCAGCGGCACCTATGCGTTCAACCTTGATCTAGGCGAAGCCATCGAGGAAGCGTTTGAGCGTGCCGGTCTGGAGGCTCGGAGCGGCTACGACTACCGCACGGCTCGGCGAAGCATCGATCTCCTCATGCTTGAGTGGCAGAACCTTGGTCTCAACTTGTGGACAGTAAAGGAAGGATCTCAGGTACTTACGCCGGGCACGAACAGCTACATCCTAGATCCCAAGGTACAAGATATTATTGAGGCGTACCTGCGTACAGATTCTGGCAATGTGTCAAGCCAGTTTGACCAGAGTATGTCGAGGATCTCAGTCAGTCAGTATGCACATTTGTCGAACAAGCTGACCCAGTCAAAGCCCTTGGAGTATTACGTTGAGCGCAGCCCGTCAGGAATCACGATCAAGCTCTGGCCCGTCCCCGATAGCCAAGAGACCTATACTTTCGGCTATTACTACATGGAGCGAGTCGAAGATACGGGCAAGCCTGCATCCAATAACATGGACATCCCGGCGCGGTTCCTTCCGTGTCTTGTGGCCGGTCTGGCATACAAACTGAGCATGAAGTACGCCTCCGCTACGGATCGGGCGGCCATGCTCAAGGCCGACTA